ATTTAGCAAAGTGGTTATTAGATAATAAATCAGAAGTTTACAATCTTATTTTTGTTTTTGCCAATACTGGTGATGAAGAAGAAGAAACTTTGCTCTTTATAGATAAATGCTCAAAAGAATGGAGTATAAATATAGTTTGGGTAGAGGCTGTTGTACATCACAATGAAAGGATTGGAAGCACACACAAAATAGTTAACTTTAAAACCGCATCAAGAAATAGAGAACCTTACAAAGAAGTTATAAAAAAGTATGGCATACCAAACCAGAATTTTCTACATTGTAATAGAGAAATGAAACTCAATCCTATTAAAAGTTATATTAAAAGTTTAGGCTGGAAAAAATATAAAACCGCAATAGGTATCAGAGTAGATGAATTTGATAGGATGAACAAACATAGAGAAAAACTGGGTTTAATTTATCCTTTTATATCTGATAAACCAACAAGCAAACAAGAAGTTTCTTATTGGTGGTCAACGCAAAAATTTAGACTGAAACTAAAAAGCTATAATACAAATTGCAAGACTTGCTGGAAAAAATCAGATAAAGTTTTAGCACAAGTATATAGGGACAATCCAAACTACTTTGATTTTAATAAAGAAATGGAAGATAAATATGGAAAAAATAAATACACATTTTTCAGAAATGGAAGAAGCACAGAAGAACTAAAAGAAGATTTAAAAAAAATAAACAAAGCACCAAAGGACAAACACGAAGATATAAATTTTCAAACAGATTTATTTTCACAAAGCTGTGACATATATTCTATGTGTGGTGATGATTAAAAAACCTATGAACAGAAAGAAACTAATACAAAAGCTACAACAACTATTAGACAAATTACCAAAGGGTAAAGAAAGAAAAGCTATAAGAGAAAGACTGTTAAAATTAAAGCTGAATAAATAACTTGTTTAATTACGTTATATAATTGAATAAACAAATTTCTATCAAATGGATAAAAGAAAAAATAACGGTGGTGTAAGGGAAGGTGCTGGCAGACCAAAGAAAGCAGATGAACTAAAACTAATAGAAAAACTTGATAACCTTATAGATAATGATGAGGTAATAAAAACACTAGGCAAACAAATACTAAAAGGTGATAGTCGTGCTATGTCGTTGTACTTTGGTTACAGATACGGTAAGCCAAAAGAAAGTGTAGACATAACCTCAACAGATGGTTTCAATATTAACTTTAATGATATTATCAAGTTTAAGTGATAGAAGTTGATCCAAAGTATAAACCAATCCAAACATCAGATGCTAGGTATTATATTGTAACTGGTGGTAGGGGTTCTGGTAAATCGTATTCTATAAACTTACTATTGTTGTTGCTCACTTTTGAAGCTGGGCATACAATCTTGTTTACTAGGTTTACATTATCATCTGCATACATTTCTATTATACCAGAGTTTATAGACAAGATAGAAACACTTAACTTACAAGATGCTTTTTATATAACAAAAGATGAAATACGAAATAAGCTATCTGGTAGCAAGATAATCTTTAAAGGTATCAAGACATCAAGCGGTGACCAAACAGCCAACCTAAAGTCTTTAACTAATGTTAGCACTTGGGTAATGGATGAAGCAGAAGAACTGCAAGATGAAAACATCTTTGACAAAATAGATTTAAGTGTTAGAAACCTAAACCAAAAGAATAGGGTAATACTTATTTTAAACCCAGTTACAAAAGAGCATTGGATATACAATAGGTTCTTTGAAGATAAAGGTGTGCAAGCTGGTACAAACACAACCAAAGGAAATACAACCTACATACACACAACTTATTTAGATAACGTAGAAAACCTATCTAAAAGTTATTTAGAGCAAATAGAAAACATTAAGAAACGCAGACCAGAGAAATACAAGCACCAAATGCTTGGGGGCTGGTTGGCAAAAGCAGAGGGTGTAATATTCAGTAACTGGCAGATAGGTGAGTTTAAAAAAGTAGGTGTAAGTGTGTTTGGTCAAGATTATGGTTTTGCATCAGATGAAAATACATTAGTAGAAACTAACATAGATACAAACAACAAGATAATCTATTTAAAGGAGTGCTTTTACTTGAAAGGTCTTACCACATCACAAATAGCTGAACTAAACCTTAAACACGCAAAAAACCATCTTATAGTAGGTGATAGTGCTGAACCAAGATTGTTACACGAACTGAAAGCAAAAGGTTGCAATGTAGTCAAAGCAATAAAAGGTCAAGGTTCAATTACATACGGCATAGCATTACTACAAGACTATGATCTAGTTGTAGAAGAAAACAGTATCAACTTAATCAAAGAACTAAACAACTACTCTTGGTTGGAGAAAAAGTCTAAAACACCACAAGACAAATTCAACCACATCATTGATGCAATCCGTTATAGTGTATCATATCAACTGCAAAACCCAAACAGAGGTAACTACTACATATCTTAAATGTTATGCACAATTTTGTTAATAACTAATTTATTTGTATATTGCATTATTATTAACTAACAAAACAGATATGAAAGAAACAGTAAAATTACCATTAGAAGAATTTAAAAAGCTATATTCTATTAAGATTAGGTTAGAAACCTACTTTAAGTATATGCAAGATGACAGAGGTGTGTTAAAAGATATTGCACCAACTTTTTTAGATGATGCAAAAGAATACATCAAAGAATACAATGAACTAACAAATGAAAAATCATATGTATAGTAATTGTTGTGGTGCAGAAGCATCTTATTTAAGTGATGAATTATGTGGTGAGTGTTTAGAACACACTTGCTTTAACGAAATAGAAGAATAGATATGAAAAAGATAATAGATAAATTTCTAATTAAAAGAAGCATCAGACCATACAAGATAGTAGCTTTAAGTACTGGTGTAATTGTAGAACATTACCGTAATGGTAAATTAAAAACAGAATATTATGGATTGGTATAGCCCACCAGAGTACAAAGATTATGAATGCACAGAATGTGGTGCAGATATAGACCACGAGGGTGTGTGTAGTGGCACTTGTCACGAAGCAAGTATGATTTAGTTAAGTTGAGTTAGTTTTGTTTAAGAGGTGCATCAGAAATGGTGTACCTTTTTTTATTATATTTACCTTACTATAAAAAACCATTTTAAAAACGTTATATAAGTATGAATATCAATATTACAGTACCAAATGATTTAAGTGAAATTACTTTAAGGCAGTATAAGCACTTTCTTAAAATACAGAAAAATGTAGATGATGAGAGTTTTTTAAATGCAAAAATCATTGAAATATTTTGCAAGTTAAACCTTGAAGATGTAATGAGGTTGAAGTTTAATGATAGTGAATTAATAGTAAGTACACTTACAGAAATGTTTGAGCAGAAGCCTAACCTAGTTAGAAGTTTTAAGCTAAACAATATTAACTATGGGTTTCATCCACAACTAGATGATTTAACTTTAGGGGAGTATATAGATTTAGATACCTTTATTGGAGACTGGGAAAATATAGAAAAAGCTATGTCAGTTTTATATAGACCAGTAGTAAACAAGATAAAAGACAAATACACAATAGAAGAATACAAAGTAGGTAAGGATCAAGAGATTTTAGATATGCCTATGGATGCAGTCTTGTCATCAATTTTTTTTTTGTGGAATTTAGGTCTGGACTTGTCGAAAACTATGATGAATTATTTGGACAAGGATCAAACACAAGCCTTGACGCAGTATCTAACTTCACAACCAAATGGGGATGGTATAACTCAATTTACGGACTTGCTCAAGGAGACATTACAAGATATGAAAATATCACTAAACTAGGAGTACACGAATGTTTTATGATGCTATCCTTTATGAAAGACAAAGCAGAAGTAGAAGCAAAAAGAATTAAACAAAATTTCAAATGAGCCAACAAGGTATAAGAGGATATTATCAATTAACCTCAACAATAGAAGAACAATTAAGAAGTACTGAATTTACTAATACAGTTTCTATTGGTGACATAAGCAAAGTGAACCTAAACAAGCAAGACATATTTCCATTAGCACATATGATTGTAAATAGTGTTTCAGCAGAAGAACAAGTGTTGAGGTTTAACATAAGCATCCTAGCTTGTGATATTGTAGATCAATCAAAGGATATAACAACAGATAGATTTACTGGCAATGATAATGAGCAAGATATTCTAAACACGCAGCTACTAGTCTTAAACAAGCTAATACAGAAGTTAAGGATGGGTTCATTACATACAGATATGTACCAACTAGATGGCAATCCAAGTTTAACACCATTTAATGATAGGTTTGAAAACCAACTTGCTGGATGGAGTGCTACAATGACTATACTAATTTACAATGATATATATATTTGTTAATGGATTTTAAAAATGTAGATGAGGTTTTAAATGCTTATGCTGAATATGTAGTAGATAGTGCAAAGAAAAACCTAGTTGATGAAAGAAAAAGTTTAGGTGATTTATATAAATCAGTTAGCTACAAATATGAAAAAAGCCAAGATCTGTTTTTGTTAGATTTTCTAATGGAAGATTATGGAACTTTTGTAGATAAAGGTGTAAGGGGTAAAACCTCAACCTATCCAGAAACAAGTGCAGCACTATCACAATTTCAATATGGTAGTGGTAATTTTCCAAAGGGTGGTTTAACAGAGGGTATTAAAGGTTGGTTAGAAAAGAAAAGGTTTCAATGGAGAGATAAAAAAGGTAAATTTATGAGTTATGATACAATGACTTATTTAATATCAAGATCAATTTACAACAAGGGTTTAAAAGCAAACTTATTCTTTACTACACCATTTGAACTAGGTTTACAAAAGTTACCAAAACAATTAACAGATGCTTTTTCACTAGATATAGAAAACGCAATTATACTAGGAACAAAAAAATAAGATATGGATTGGACAT